AGGATTGTTGTGATAAAGGGGGGCGCTAGCACCCTTTATCCACAAGCCAGTCACCCTGTTTTGGTGGTTTGTGATTCTAATCCGGTAATCCGGTAAATTCCTTTGGTCTTACCGGATTAGAAATCACCCCTTTTGGAGAGTTTTGATGGTCGAACAAGTTCAGCAGTTATACACAGGTTATCCACAATCTGAGGAATGGGTCGAAGATGACAGGGTTTTGTGCCAAAACTGCTCTAATGCGGTAAAACAACGACAGCGTATGAGCATGACCACAGATCAGTTTGAAAAACTGAGAAAGAACAACCACACAGCATCACACTGGATGTTTGAAGAGGTCAAGATCAAGGACAACTGGGCAACAGTCTCATGGGATGAGCAGCAGTGCAGTCAGACAAGCCTGGCCACATTCCCTGTCAACATTAAACACCGATGCACAATGTTCCAGGCTAAACCATCAGCAACAGAAAATGCAGACTGGTGGATCACTTGAAACGCAAAAGCATTGAACATTCAGAGCAAGTCAAACTGGTGGCTTACATCCGTGCATTTCATCCAGACATCATCGTGGCCGCAATACCCAACGGCGGCAACAGAAGCTCGTCAGAACGATTACGCTTGGCCCATGAAGGGGTACTTGCTGGGATGCCTGATCTTTGCGTCCTAGAGCCTTTAAATGGATTTCATGGACTGTTTGTTGAAATGAAAACAAAAATAGGCGTTGTCAGTCATAAACAATCAGCATTATCTAAACAATTAAACGATAAAGGTTATTTGTGCCTCATCGCCAGATCAGCAAATGAAGGAATTAAACTCATCGAGGATTATCTCAGGGTTGTGGATAATCAAAGCAACACGCAAAAGATTAACAAATTGTCAGTCAATTAGCATGACTCAGTAAACACGGTAATTAACGATTAAGATACATAGGTTGGACGGTAAACAAGAACAATTTGCCCAGTTACGCACACACGCATAGAGGAAAACAATGAAAAACAGCAATGCAATAGAAAAAAACTATGACAAAAAACCCAAAGGAATTATGGGGCGACCTGTCGAGTTTCCAATTGAAAACCCTGTTTGGGAAAAAATCATTGATGGAATTGCCAACGGAAAAAGCCTATCGAGCATTTTGAGAATGCCAAATATGCCGAGCTATTCGCTGGCCAAGTTGATGATCAGAACCAATGAATCATTCAAGGAAGCCTATGAGAAGGCCGTGGAAGACCGTGCAGACCGCATGGCCGAGGAGATCATTGACTTGGCCGATCAAAAGATACCAGCAGGCTTGGAAGGACAAGCAGCCAGTGCCTGGGTGCAGCAGTTGCGAGTCCAGGTTGATGCACGCAAGTGGGTAGCCAGCAAGCTCAAGCCTCGCACTTATGGCGACCGCATTGATGTCAGCGTGACTGACACGCGAATCAGCGTTTTGGATGCGTTAGAGGCAGCGCAAGCACGGGTTCAATCGAACATCATTGATGTCAGCGTCAAACGCATTGAAAACGCACAAAACGAGGGTTAACCCCTACTGCTACTTAATACAGTGTCCATTATGTTAACCGACTCCAAAGTTATCCACAGAAAAAAGAATACCGAATAGCTACTGCCAAAGTTATCCACAAGGTAATGTGAATAAGTGGGCACAAAACCCTGTGGATAAGGGTGGCATGGTTCTTGGCATTGCCCTTCCACCCAGCCGAGGTGGGGGTGGGTAGGTCCCGGCGGCAAGGGGTCACAGTTACGGTGTATCCGTGCAGAATTTTTATTTTATTTTGTATGGTATAAATTGGTTTATGGCAACAAATAATTTAGCCCCTGAAGACTTAAATGCTTTAAACAGCAACGCTGTTTTTGGATTTTTTCCTCAGTTAAATAGGTATCGGCGTGGCGATCCGAGGGATGCGCTTAATTTGCCGGTTGATGTTACCCGTGGACGGTTTGCTGGGACGATGGGAACCCCTACTGACATTGCAAATTTGGTCAGGTCGCCTAGTCCGATGGAGATGTTTGGCGATGTAAGTTATGAGCCGCCAGCGCAACTGCCTTATACAACAGAGTATTTCTTAAAAGAGTTGCCTATGGCCCCGACATCGAGGCTGGGGCAAGTGGCTGGGCAGGCGGGAGGGATGGCCCCGTTAACGCCTGCTGAAATTCTCAGGAGTTTGCAATTAACCAGGCAAGGGTTGATGGCTGGTGGCCGCATGGTTGGTGAAGAATTGGCCAACAGGATGATGTCTGGGCGATCGACCATTCCTGGTGTGCCTGAAGCGTTTGCGCCATCACCAATTAAGTTTGCAATGGACCCAAGTGTAAAAGCATCGACTGCGCGTGAGGCTGAAGTGACAAGGGCAAACAGGCGCTCAAATACTTCGGGGCAATATGTTGGTGCGCCTCCTGGTGTTGATTCGCCGCAGAAGTTGGGTGCGATGGTCAATGACTACATGAAGGGAATGATGGAAGGCTTGCCTGGTAGAAGTTTTTACACGGACTCAAGTGCCGATATTTTTGCGCGAACAGGTCAAAATATTAATGAGTCGGATTTGTTGGCGCAAAACATTGCAATTCTGAGTCGCGCAAACAATGTGGGCGGCAATACGTCAATGTCTGCCAAAGCGCACATACAGGCTGCCACGGGTGATCCGATTAAAACTGGGCGTTTCCCGAGCAAGGATTCGCCGCCATTGCAAGAAATGTACAACGCAAGAATGGCTGAGTATTTGGGCCACAAGCGTGATCCTTTTGCGACTCAACTTGGTGTTGAGTATGCGCCCGAGAGAATTGGCCGCGGTGTCAATGACATGCATGAGGCTGAGTTGATGGGCTACCCTTCTGGCAAAGTTGGTGGTGCTACGCAACACGCATTCATGGATGAGGTTCGAGCACGGGCGATTGCCAAGGCCAATGAGATAAAGCTGGGCGGGTTCAGTGATTGGAACACTGGCAATGCACAAGCAGCAGCATGGACGGGCAACAAAATTCGCAGGGGTGATTTGTCTCCTGGTGATGCGGCAAAGTCTTATGCCACGTATTTCCCATTGCATGAGGCCAATGCGACTTATGAGGCTGTAAGTTCGCCGGTTACGGGGCATTTGCAGGGCTTGCTGGATGCGCCATTTGATGCGCGTTTGAGATACACGGCTGACCCTTTAGGCACATGGAACACATCTGCATCTGGACGAGATATTGGATACACCGCGGCTGGGATGTTGCCAGGTCAAACGGCTGAAACGGTGGGTAGATTTAAAAACAGCGCAAACCCTGCATTTGTTGCGCGGCCAGTTGTTGGCACTGAAACAATGGCTGATGGCCAAAGGGTGATGACACCCGGCTCGGCAAGGGGAATGACTGCGGTTGAGGCGGCAAGGGCTTATTTTGACGTGCAAGAGGCGGGTGCGTGGCACAAGCTAATGCCGGCCAAAAATGCTGACAATTATTCCGGAGCAAGAATTAATTTTGGTAAGCCATTCAGTCAATCAGACATGGAAAAAGTTGCACCATTGTTTGAGAAAAAAGGTTACTACTTAGCCAGTGCGCCTGAGGGCATCACAGTGATGGCCAATGATGGGACCCCAGCGGGTAAGTTGTTTGCTGATGATGTTAGGTCAATTCTTAAAGGCAACAAAGAAACATTTAAAGACGCAAAAGTTGATTTTGGCGCTTTAAAAAGTAACTACATTGATTATGGGGATGCATACAAAAGCGGCGTACCTGGCTCTGTCACTAATGAATTAATGAAGCACTTGGAAGCAGCCCCTAAAACGGCTGCAATGCTTGAGGGCAACCAGCTTTATCGAAACACAGTGCTAAGAAGAAATGAGCGTGATGCCATGGCAGCAAAGGCTGGGTATGGCGTTAGCCGCGCTGATGTGATGAGGGCTAGAGAAATATTTGCTAAATATGGCTGGCAAGGTTTAAAAGATGCAGCCAAAGCCGGCACGGTCCCAGCAGTATTTATGTCTGTGAATTCTGATAACTCATTGGGGCGTGATTGACTGCCTCGGATTTCAGGTGGGTAATTTGGCTTGGCAGCATGGTGGAAACACCGCTGAAGGCAAATTCGAGGTACTCAACGCGCTTCTCCCAGCGTTCATCACAACGCTTTTTGCGCCAATCAAGTTCCGCACGTGATTGAACTTTTTTCATTGATTGCTCCTAGACATACATTTTACTCATCTAAAGACTAAATGCAACTCCCAATCTACAAAAGTGAACACGAGCAGAAGTTGATGGTGGAGTTGTGGTCACCTGCTATTGCTGATGACCCTGAGAACTTTGTTTTGTATGCATTTCCTTGGGGGCAGAAGAACACGCCGTTGCACAAGTTTACTGGGCCAAGGGCGTGGCAGCGTGAGGTGTTGAGGGATATAACGAATCACATCAAGAAGCAAAAGGGGTTGGTTGATTACGACACGATCAGGATGGCGGTCAGCAGTGGTCGGGGGATTGGCAAGAGTGCATTGGTGTCGTGGTTGATATTGTGGATGTTGACGACACGGATTGGTGGGAGTGTGGTGGTGAGTGCCAACAGTGAGAACCAGTTGCGGTCTGTGACTTGGGCTGAGTTGACCAAGTGGGCTGCGATGTTGATCAATTCGCATTGGTGGGAGATTAGCGCGACAAAGTTAGTGCCAGCAAACTGGTTGACGGAGTTGGTGGAGAAAGATTTGAAGAAGGGTACGAGGTATTGGGCGTGTGAGGGTAAGTTGTGGAGTGCGGAGAACCCTGATTCGTATGCGGGTGTGCATAACCAGGATGGAATGATGTTGATATTTGATGAGAGCAGTGGTATTCCTAACCCGATTTGGGAGGTTGGGGCTGGGTTTTTCACTGAGAACACGCCGGACAGGTATTGGTTTGCGTTTAGCAATCCTCGGCGTAATGAGGGATATTTCTTTGAAACTTTCCATGCAAAGCGGGACTTTTGGGACACCAGGTGCGTGGATGCTCGGACTGTGGAAGATACGGACAAGGCGATATATGAGCAAATTATTGCGGAGTATGGGCCTGATTCGAGCCAGGCCAAGGTTGAGGTGTATGGTGAGTTCCCAAGTGCTGGGGAGGACCAGTTCATCAGTCCGGTGTTGGTTGATGATGCTGCGGCCAGGGTGAAGTGGAAGGATTTAACGGCTCCAATCATTGTGGGCGTTGATCCGGCAAGGGGTGGAGCCGATGCCACGGTGATTGCGGTGCGTCAGGGTCGGGACTTGGTGGCTTTAAAGCGTTACCAGGGCGAGGACACGATGACGATTGTTGGGCGGGTAATTGAGGCAATTGAGGAATTTAAGCCAGCTCTCACGGTAATTGACGAGGGGGGATTGGGGTACGGGATACTGGACCGGCTGACCGAGCAGAGGTACAAGGTTAGGGGGGTAAACTTTGGGAATAAGGCAAAGTTGAGTGTGGCGTTTGGGAATAAGAGGGCTGAGATGTGGAACGACATGAGGAACTGGCTTAAGACGGCAAGTATCCCTGTGGACCGGCAATTAAAGGCAGATTTGACGGGGCCAACCAAAAAGCCGGATTCAAGTGGTAAGATATTTCTTGAAGGAAAAAAGGAAATGAGGGCGCGAGGGTTGGCTAGTCCAGATGCGGCAGATGCTTTGGCGGTTACCTTTGCGTTTCCGGTGGCACATCGTGCTTATAATTTAGAAAAAACAATTCGTACTAATGCCCAAGGCAGTAGTCCTACAACATCTTGGATGGGTGCGTGAAGCGTATCAAAACTGCGAAGAAGAAATAAATGAGCTTTACCAAACCTATCGGCGTTGCGTACCTTGACCAAGACATTATTGGCGCAGATACGGTCAATGCAACTGTGATCTACGCTGCGTCACAACTAGGCTACACCAATGCGGGTTATGGGACAGTTACTCAGCAAAACAACAAAGCCACTGGCGTTACGATAAACAAGACGGCGGGGACTATCACAACAGCCAACGCACAAATGGCTCCCAGTGCTAAAGTTGCGTTTATTGTCACTAACAGCCAAGCGTCTGCGCTAGACACAGTTATTGTGAACATTGCCTCGGGCGCTACTGCCACCTTTGCGTACCTTATTGCCGTGGTGACAGTAACCGATGGTGCGTTTACAATCAATTTAGACAACGTATCAAGCAATGCATACACAGATACGCTTAAAATCAATTTTGCGATTCTTCATGTTTTGCCTGCATAAAGGATAATCATGCCTCTTGTTAAGTCGAAAACACCAGAAGCCTTCCGTAAGAACGTGAAGGCTGAAGTCGCTGCTGGCAAGCCAGTCAAGCAAGCCGTGGCGATTGCTTACAGCGTCAAACGCGCAGCACCACCAATGAAGAAGAAATAATGGCTGACTACACAGGCATCGCCGCTGCGGGGGCTGTCGCTAACGGCGGCTCAACCAAAGACAAAAGCAACTCCGACATTTTGGCAACTGCCAGAAGCCGTATGGAAATGGCTATTTCGGCGTTATCTGAAAGTCGTGAAGACGAGATTGACGATCTGAAATTCTATGCTGGCTCACCGGATAACCATTGGCAATGGCCAGCAGATGTGCTTGCAACCCGTGGGGCGGTGCAGGGACAGACGATCAACGCACGCCCGTGCTTGACGATCAACAAGTTGCCCCAGCACGTTAGGCAGGTGACCAATGACCAACGCCAAAACAGGCCAAGTGGCAAAGTTATTCCAGCCGATGATAAAGGGGACGTTGAAGTCGCCGAAATCTTCAACGGCATCGTGCGGCACATCGAGTACATCAGCGATGCGGATGTGGCTTACGACACCGCCTGCGAAAATCAAGTGTCTTACGGCGAAGGCTACATCAGGGTCTTGACCGAATACTGCGATGCAAACACGTTTGACCAAGACATCAAGATTGGCCGTGTACGCAACTCATTTAGCGTCTACATGGACCCGATGATCCAAGACCCATGCGGCAGTGATGCACGTTGGTGCTTTATCACTGAGGATGTGGCCAAGAAAGACTACGAGAGGATGTATCCTGACTCGGCCCCGATCACAACCTTGCAATCGCTCGGTGTTGGCGATCAAAATCTGTCGCAGTGGCTTAACGAAGACACCGTGCGGATTGCCGATTACTACTACATCGAGCATGACAAGGCAACGCTGAACCTCTACCCTGGCAACGCCACAGCGTTCAAGGGCACGCCCGAAGATGCACAGTTAACGGCAATCTACGGCAAACCCAGCCGCACCCGTGAGTCTGATCGGGTCAAGGTCAAGTATTGCAAGATCAACGGCTACGAAATCCTTGAAGAGCGTGACTGGGCGGGCAAGCACATTCCTGTCGTGCGGGTGGTGGGCAACGAATTTGAAGTTGATGGCCGTTTATATGTCTCGGGCCTTGTGCGTAACGCCAAGGATGCCCAAAGGATGTACAACTACTGGGTGAGTCAAGAAGCTGAGATGCTGGCTTTGGCCCCCAAAGCGCCATTCATTGGCTACGGCGGTCAGTTTGAGGGTTATGAGACACAGTGGAAGACAGCGAACACGACCAACTGGCCGTATTTGGAAGTCAACCCTGATGTGACAGATGGCCAAGGCGCAACGCTGCCACTGCCCCAACGGGCGCAGCCGCCGATGGCCTCTAGCGGTCTATTGCAGGCCAAGTCGGGCGCAGCCGAGGACATCAAGAACACCACAGGCCAGTACAACGCATCCTTGGGCATGGCAAGCAACGAGCGCAGCGGTAAGGCGATCCTTGCACGCCAGCGTGAGTCGGACACCGGCACATACCACTACGTTGACAACTTAGCCCGTGCGGTGCGCTATGTGACCCGCCAACTGGTGGACCTGATTCCCAAGATTTACGATACCCAGCGGATTGCTCGGATCATTGGCGAAGACGGCGAGACTGACATGGCCAAGATTGACCCTATGCAGCAAGAACCCGTCAAGCGCATTGTTGACGAGCAGGGCATCACAATCGACAAGATTTACAACCCAGCAGTAGGCAAGTACGATGTGGTCGTGACCACAGGCCCTGGGTACGCCACCAAGCGGCAAGAGTCGCTGGAAGCGATGGCGCAGCTCCTGCAAGGCAACCCACAGTTGTGGGCTGTTGCCGGTGACTTGTTCATCAAGAACATGGACTGGCCGGGCGCTCAAGAGATGGCCAAGCGCTTTGCCAAGACCATTGATCCTAAGCTCATGGAAGACGGCGACAAGTCGCCAGAGTTGCAGGCCGCAGAGCAGCAGATTCAAGCGATGGGCCAAGAGATGGACCAGATGCATGAGATGATCAAGAATGTCGGCAAGTCGATTGAGGCTCAAGACATGGAGCGCAAAGACTTTGAGGCACAGGTCAAGGCATACGAGGCCGAGACTAAACGGTTGGCACAAGTTCAAGCAAACATGAGTCCAGAGCAAATCCAAGAGATTGTTATGGGCACTGTGCATTCGATGATTACTTCTGGCGACTTGGTTGCCGAGATGCCAGGTCGTGAGCAAAATGAGATGATGCCTGAAAGCGCCGAATACGCACCGCAACAAGGAATGCCACAATGAAATGCAACGATTTTGTAGGGATGCTGTTTTTGGCTCGGGATGTTGCACATTCCGTGCATCTGAACACCCGCAGCTTTAGCAAGCACATGGCGCTCAATACCTTCTACGATGAGATTATTGACCTTGCTGATGCGTTTGCCGAAGCCTACCAAGGCAGGCATGGCCTGATCGGGCCAATCAGCCTGATGAGCGCTAAGAAGACAACCAACATCATCGAGTTTCTGACAGACCAGCTTGCAGAGATCGAAGCTGGGCGCTATGAGGTTTGCGAAAAAACCGACACTTCATTGCAACAACTGATAGATAATATCGTTGAGCTTTATCTTTCGACCCTGTATAAGTTGCGCTTCTTGGCGTAAGGAGAACCTTGTGGAATTATTGAACCCTCTGGCCGATGGCCCATTCCCCGGCAAAATCATTACTTACACCGGCACTGCTGGCGTGACCGACATTTGGCCTGCTGGCCCTCAAGGTGTTGTGGTCTGGTCCGATCAGGCGTGCTACATTTTGGTGGGCGAGGGCGTAACAGCCACCACCAGCAGCACCCCTATCCCTCCTTTTACCCCAGTGCCTTTCAAAGTGCCCCAGGGCACAGGTGCAGTGTGGCGTGTCAGTGCAATTAGAGTATCTACAGATGGTACGATCTATTGCAAACCGATTAACATCCAATGAGCTTTGGCATTGCAGTCCGAAACGGCATAGCCATCGGGCTAGGCAGCGTGATCTCGTTTTTATCGGGATATGCGGATGCGACTGTGCAGGGCAATCTATTAACCGAGATCGGCAATAACCTCGTGCAAGAGGATGGCGGTCTGATCCTTTTGGAGTGATAAATGGCTGATTCAAAAATCTCTGCCTTACCGGCATCAACGACACCGCTTGCTGGTACTGAGGTACTGCCCATTGTTCAAAGCAGTACCACCAAGCAAGTTACCGTTGCTAACTTGACTGCTGGACGGGCTGTTGCTACGGGTGCGTTAACAGTAACTGGTGATGCCACATTGTCTACAGGCAATTTAATCCCCAGCACCGCAGCCAAAGGCATCAACTTCACCGCCAACACCCCAGCAGCGGGAATGACGAGTCAGTTGCTGAACTGGTATGAGGAGGGTACTTGGACACCTACTGATGGGTCGGGGGCTGGAAGGGCCTTTAGTAATCGACGTACTGTTTACACGAGGATTGGTAGACAAGTAACGGCAACTGCCTTTTTCATTGTTGATATTTCAGCAAATGCCAGCTCTTTTACAATTGCCGGACTTCCATATTCAACAGTTGCACTGGGGTTTAGCACTGGGTCTTTTTCATCAAGCGGTGGCAATGCTGGAGTAGCCTATATTTCGTCTAGTAGTAACACAATTCAGATAGCATTGCCAACAACATACAACACCAATTTGACCAACGCTCAAGTGTCTAATGCGGGTGTTGCTATAACCATCGTTTACCAAATTTAAGGAATAAGTATGTCTCTTACAAAAGCAACCTATTCCATGATTCAAGGTTCTTGGGTTAATGTTTTTGACCACATGACACCTGCTGAAATTTCAGCAGTAAGTTCTGGCACAGGGATTAACGTAACTAATGCTATTAAAGCCGCTGTAAATGCTGCCGCTAGTAATGGCACTGTCTATTTTCCGGCTGGCCTTTATATTTGTGACCCAATTACTTGGAATGTTGGTGCGAATCCCGCGCTAAGTAATAAAATTTTTATCGGGGCTTCTTCAGCTTATACCGATGGCTACCAATCGTCAACTCAACAGCAAACAAGAATTGTAGCGTCTGGTGCTTGTGCTGTGTTTTGGTTTGTGAACTACGCGCATAGGTTCACAATGCAAGATATGGTGCTTGATGGTAATGGGGTGTCAGACATTGTGATGCATTTGCAGCAGGGATGCACCAAACACACTTACACCAATGTTAGTTTTCAAAACGCCACACCCGCTACGGGAATTATTTTCTTCTTAGGTGATCCCGTAATTAATATCCAAGTGGATATGATTGAATTCATTAATTGTGTGTTTAACCAATCACCCGGCTTTGCCCAAGCAGCCGTTGGAATAAAACTTCAGTCTACAAACACCTTCTTGATTACATTCCGTAGATGCTCCATTACTGGTACAGAAATTTGTGTTTTGTTGCGGGGGGTCAATACCATTAACTTCCAATCTTGTGATATTGCTTATGGCTCATACGGGTTCTATGTACAAGGAAGCACCTCAGGATTGACTATTGTAGATAGCTATACTGAAAGCACTGCTGGTATTGCTTTTCTTACATATGTAGACCAAGTTTTTGGCCCTGTACGAACCCATGTTATAGAACGCAACACAATTCAAGGGGTTGCTAATCCACTCATTATTGATCCCAAAGTGCCAGTAGTTATTAGAAATAATACAATGGCCGGGGCCAGTGGCTACATTCAGATTAATCCTGAAGTTCCTGGTTCTTATGTACCTCCTGTTATTGAAAACAATATGTTTACACAAGGCACTGGTATAAATGATTTATCATCTAAAGCCGTTTGCTTTAATAACTTTTCAGCAGGCGTGGCGCTTGCAGATGCAAATTATGCAACCTATTCACAAGGTACTTGGTCACCAACTGCGGGAGTTGGGTTGACTGTAGTGGGTGCGTTTACGTCTTCTGGAACTTGGACAAGGGTTGGAAGACAAGTAACAATTAGCGGAACTGTTACTGGTGCAACAAGTGTAGCTGTTACGGCTGCTGGTGTTATTACAAACAATCTTCCATTTACGGCAGGAACAGCCGGTCATGGTTCAGCCACCAATGCAGCTAATACTGCATTTGCATCTGTTATTTGCACAACTACAAACGTAACTTCTGCTGGCGCAATTGCTGCAACTGCAACAATTACATTCTCCGCCACATACTTTGTCTAAGGAACAATCATGGAATTCAAATGGTCAGTTAATAAAGTCACAGTCGCTGAAGACAATTTAGTTGTCAAGGTTGATCTGACAGTTACCGCTACTGATGGTGACAACACAGCTTCTGCTGCATACACTCGCACTCTTACCCGTGGGGATTCGTTTATCCCTTACGACCAGCTTACCGAAGCACAAGTGCTTGCTTGGTGCTTTGAACCTGTTATCACCACTTGGACAGACATGGATGATGTTGAGCAGTCAAGCACCAGTTTGGTTAAGGACGAAGGTGAAGCACAGGTTGCTGGACAGATCGCTCGTCAGCGGGCACAAGCTGCTGCTGAACCGGCTCTGCCTTGGGTGACAACATGAATGCTTTAGTACAGCGCCTAAAGTCCAAGACCTACTGGGTAGCCCTAGTAGGTGCGCTGCTGACTGTCATTGAAGCCAATAGCGGCTTCATTGGACAGTTGCTGCCAGCACCTTACAACGCTTACATCGTTATGTTGTGGCCCGTTGTAATGTTGGTGTTGCGTGAACTAACCACTACTGCATTGGCTGACAAATGATCTACGCTCTATCTTCCTTTGCTGGCGTAGGCTGGCAACTGTCTGACGCTAACGGTTCGCCTTTGGCTGGCGGGAAAATCTACACCTATGAGGCTGGAACGACTACGCCTGCCCTGACTTACACCACAAGCGCAGGCAGCATCTACCACACCAACCCAATCATCTTGGACTCAGCAGGCCGAGTGCCTGGGGGCCAAGTTTGGGTGGAGCAAGACAAAACCTACAAGTTTCTTTTGACAACCTCTGCCGATGTCAGCATAGCCACTTACGACAACATTCCCAGCACAGGCAGCGTTACTTGGTCGGTAGAAAACTTTACAGGTGACGGCTCGACAGCGGTTTTTACCCTAACGGGTACGCCTATCACCGAAAACAACACTTGGGTCTACATCAATGGTGTCTACCAAAACAAGAATACTTACTCAATCAGCGGCACAAGTTTAATCTTTTCTGAGGCTCCTCCAACAACATCCTTGATTGAAGTGACCTATTTCTGATATATTAACTGTACTGGCCCAATGACCAGGGAATCTTTATAGGTTCAAAATGACTGAAGAAGTACTAGCGGAATCACTACCCGTGCCAGATCAAGTTGCAACGGCTGCGCCTGAGACTGAAGTTCAAACGCCGGAAGTGCCAGTAGAAGCGACCAAAACCTTCTCACAAGAAGACTTGGATGCAGCCATTGGTAAGCGCCTCGCAAGAGAGCAGCGAAAGTGGGAAAGAGAATCAGCGGCAAAAGCGGCAGAAATGCAAACGCTACGAGCAGCACCGGCCCAACAGCCGGATCAGTTTGAGTCAACTGAAGCCTATGCAGACGCATTGGCCTACCAGAAGGCAGAACAACTGATTGCCCAGCGTGAAGCAGCCAAGCAGCAGAGTCAGGTTCTTGAAAGTTATCACGAGCGTGAAGAGGAAGCGCGGAGCAAGTACGAGGACTTTGAACAAGTTGCGTACAACCCCAAACTCCCCATTACAAACGTGATGGCAGAAACGATCCAATCCTCGGACATTGGGCCAGAGTTAGCTTACTTTCTCGGCACAAATCCAAAGGAAGCAGACCGTATCTCACGGATGTCGCCCCTGAGTCAGGCCAAAGAGATCGGAAGGATTGAGGCTAAATTAGCGTCAGACCCACCGACAAAGAGAACTACATCAGCGCCAGCGCCGATTTCTCCTGTCACAGCTAGGTCCACTGGATCACCGGCCCATGACACGACTGACCCACGGTCTATCAAGACCATGACCACCAGTCAGTGGATTGAAGCCGATAGAGCAAGGCAGATGAAAGCGTTGCAGGCACGAGCTATCCGCTAACATTTTTTTAAGGATTTTTAACCATGTCTAATTCGATCTTAACGATTGATATGATCACCCGCAAGGCTCTCGAAATTCTCGAGAACAACCTGGTGATCACCCGTAACGTGAACCGTCAGTACGATGACAGCTTTGCTGTTGAAGGTGCTAAGATTGGTTCGACCCTGCGTATTCGCTTGCCCGACCGCGCCTTGGTAACTGACGGTGCTGCCTTGCAAACGCAAGACGACAACGAGCAGTACACAACTTTGACCGTTGCCAGCCAGAAGCACATTGGTGTTAACTTCACCTCTGCTGAACTGACCATGCAATTGGACGACTTTGCTGACCGTGTTCTGAAACCCCGTATTAGCCAATTGGCATCGTCTATCGATGCCGACGTAGCCAATGCGTACAAGAACATTTATGCTTCCGTTGGCACGCCTGGCACTGTGCCTGCGACTTCTTTGGTTCTGTTGCAAGCGCAGCAAAAACTGAACGAAAACGCAGCCGTGATGTCTCCCCGCTACGCCACCGTCAACCCAGCCGCTAACGCTGGTTTGGTTGAAGGCATGAAGGGCTTGTTCAATCCTACTGACACTGTTTCCCGCCAATTCAAAAACGGCATGATGGGCACTGGTGTTTTGGGCTTTGATGAAGTCAACATGAGCCAGTCCATCAAGGTTCACACTACCGGCTCCCGTGCTGGTACGATCCTTGTCAATGGCGCTGTCAGCACCCAAGGCCAATCGACTATCACTTTGGACGGCTTTAGCAGCAACACCACAGTGACTGCCGGTGACGTATTCACAATCGCTGGCGTGTACGCAGTTAACCCACAAACTCGTGAGTCAACTGGTTCATTGCAGCAATTCGTTGTGACCGTTGCACAAACCGCTGCCACTGCTGACATGGTGAACATGGCCATCAGCCCTGCGATCTACACCAGCGCAAGCGCCTTGGCTACTGTTGACAGCTTCCCTGCTGACAACGCTGCCGTGACCTTCATTGGTTCTGCATCGACTGCGTACCCACAGAACTTGATCTATCACAAAGATGCGATCACATTTGCTACTGCTGACTTGCTCCTGCCCCAAGGCGTGGACATGGCTGCTCGTGCAAACCACAACGGCATCAGCTTGCGTGTGGTTCGTCAGTACGACATCAACAACGACCGTCTGCCTTGCCGTATTGACGTTTTGTATGGTTTTAGCACCATTCGCCCACAGATGGCTTGCCGTCTTTGGGGCTAAATTGAATGCCCCTTCGGGGGCTTCATTTCACAACATTTTTTAAGGAAATTATCATGGCTCTCCCTAATGGCAGCGGCGGTTATCAACTCGGTGACGGCAATCTGACTGAAGCTCAATTGGTCGTACAGACCATCCCTACAACCCTGACTGGCGACACCACGCTGACTGCTGCTCAAGTAGCCGTCGGCTTGGTTGTTTGCACCAAGGGTTCTGATGCTACATTGACCGTAACCTTGCCTACGGCAGCGTTGCTTGATGCAGCTATCCCAAGTGCAAAAGTTGGTTCTGCTTTTGAATTGACTATTTGCAACAACGGAAATGCTGGTACATCGTCTACCGTGCCTGTCACCACCGGCACCGGCATTACGATCTTTGGATCTGTCACTGTCCCACGTTTTGGTGCTTACACGTACCGTTTCGTGAAGACTGGTGATGCTGCCTACTCGGCATTCCTGAAGTAATATGAATGGGGGCTTCGGCCCCTGTTTTTAAAGGATTACATCATGGCTACAAACACAAAACCGGTAGGCGTTGCTTACTCTGACCCTGCCTTGGACAGCGTTACCGTTAGCGGTACGTCAACTTTGGCAGCGGTAACTGCTACATCCATCACAAACAGTGGCCCAACAACAGGTGCGATTCGTCTGCCTGTTTCGGCTGTTGCTGCGGCGGGTAGCACACAAGGCGATGCGGCTGCGCTGGCTGAAGGTATCAATGTCGTTTCGGCGGCAGACGGTACTAAAGGCGTGATCTTGCCAACGGCTGTTGCTGGTATGGTGATCATTGTTAAAAACACTGCGGCTGGAGCGCTGAAGATTTATCCCGCTACTGGCGGGGCAGTCAACGCTGTTGCGGCTAACGGTGCGTATAGCATTACCAACGTTACTAGCTCAATGCTGGTAGCGTCTTCCACAACTCAGTGGTATTCGGTTCCTTTGGTGGCTAGTTAAACCAAATGGGGGCTAATCACCCCCATCATTGATATGGCTGTTATTTATTTGCGTCACCCAATTCACGGCTGCAAAGTCGCTTGCGTTGAGGCCGAGGCTGTGTATGATGAGAAGAATGATTGGGTGAGATACACCTTAGACGAGCCGCCTCCCCAAGAGGAGATCGTCAACACTTTGGATGTCAAGCGCCGTAGGGGTAGACCCGCACTGGCTGAAATAACTTAGGGGCAATTATGGCGACCACCGCTGGCGATCAAATCAACCGAGCGCTGAGACTGCTTGGCATTCTCGCTGAAGGTGAGACACCCTCCGCATCAATGTCGCAGGATGCGCTGATTGCGCTAAACCAGATGATTGACTCGTGGAACACCGAGCGACTCTCGGTTTTCAACACGCAAGATCAGATATTTACTTGGCCCACCGGCATCATCACCCGCACGCTTGGCCCTACTGGGGACTTTGCGGGTCTGCGGCCTGTGCTGCTAGATGATTCCACCTACTACCGTGACCCAGGCACAAATGTGTCTTTCGGTATCAAGTTTATCAATCAGCAGCAGTACAACGGCATTGCTGTAAAGACCGTGACATCCACATACCCGCAGGTCATGTGGATCAACATGGAATACCCTAACATCACGATGACGATCTACCCCAAGCCTACAAGGGACTTGGAGTGGCATTTTGTCAGCGTTGAAGAGTTAAGCCAACCGGCCACCTTGGTGACGGACTTGACCTTCCCACCTGGCTATCTGCGTGCGTTCGTCTACAACTTGGCGATGGAATTTGCGCCTGAGTTTGGTGTGGAGCCTAGCCCACAGGTCCAGCGCATTGCCATGACTTCTAAGCGTGACATCAAGCGGATTAACAACCCTGACGATGTGATGTCAATGCCATATGCTATCGTGGCGACTCGTCAGCGCTTTAATATTTATAGTGGCAATTATTAACAAATATAGTATTCAACTATTGTTATACTCGCTATGTTTTCCTGCAATAAAGCCCTTCACGCCTTTGACTGCCCGCAAAAGTCCTTTGGCTTTGTATGCGTCAATCGCATGTTGGAGATTTTGCTGATGTGTAACAACTTCCAAGTTATTCAATTGATTGTTGGCGCGGTCAAGGTCTTTGTGGTTTATTTCCAATCGGTTTTCAATGCGCCCTTTAAACGATTCCCACACCATGCGATGCACGCCACGCCGAATGTATTTTCCATTTTTGCACAAGCTGGCAACGAAATATCCCTTAAGCAATTGAACTTTTGTCAAACGGTAAGCCGCATTGCCCGCCCAAGTTTTACCCAACTTGATAGAATGAGCTGTGGGTATGCTAGTGCCCAAAAACTCAGCGACTTGTTTAAGGGTAGCGCCATGTTCGAACATTTGTTTAGCTTCAGGAATTTTGGTAGCGTCAAGAGTTTTGCCTCTGGCAATACGGCGCACGTTTCCAAAATCACTGATTTCGTACAAGCCCTCAAAGCCAAGAACTGGTTTCCACGTTTCCATAGTCTATCTCCATTTAATATGAATGGTAGTATAGCACCAATGTCAGGATTATTGATATGACCACCATTGCAATCTCCTCTCTACCTGTAGCCACAAGCATGGCTGGCGCAGATGTTCTGCCAATTGTTCAATCGGGCGTAACCAAGCAACTCTCAAAGACGCTGCTGTTTACAAGCCCCGCAATGGTCACTCCTGCGCTTGGGACTGTGGCCAGCGGCAACATCAGCGCTTGCACCAGCACCAGCATGGCAATGGTCACGCCTGTGCTTGGGGCCGCTACAGGCACAAGCCTTTCGCTAAGTACAACCCTTGGCGTGACGGGCGTGTCCACCCTCACAGGCGGCGCAGTTGTCCAAGGTCTGACCGTGGGCAGGGGCTTGGGCGCAATCAGCACCAATTGTGCTTTTGGAACAAGTGCTTTAGCGGCAAACACGACCGGAGATGAGAATGTGGCCGTTGGCTACAGGGCCATGCTGACCAATCAAGTAGGCACTAAAAACACGGCTGTTGGAGATCAAGCCCTTAACACCAACCTTGGCGGCGATGGCAACACCGCCGTAGGCTACCAAAGTTTGTTTTCAAATTCAAACGGCGACTACAACACGGCAGTTGGATGGATAGCACTAAGCAACGTAACGGGGACGGGTAATGTCGCCATTGGCACATACGCTGGAACCTACGAGACAGGCTCCAATACTTTTTATGTGAACAACCAAAACCGCACCAATACCGCAGGAGACAAAGCGCAGTCCCTGATGTATGGGACGTTTGACGCTACGCCTTCTAGTCAGATTCTGCGGGTCAATGCGGCCTTTGCGGTCTTGGGCATTACGGCTACAACTGCAAGCGCATCGACAATCGCAAGCGCAACAACCATTGCACCGACAGGCCCAACCACTTTCATAAGCGGCACGACTGCTGTTGTCACGATCACCCCCGTAACCTTGTTGACGCAGGGCGGCGGCTCTATCACCTTGATCCCAACAGGCGCTTTTACTTGGACAACAGCAGGAAACATTGCAGTGGCAGGAACGGCAGTTGTCAACAGGGCGCTCACGATGGTCTATGACAGCGGAACCGCCAAATGGTATCCGAGCTACGTCTGACATGAAAACACCCATCCTTGGCTCTAGCTATGTCGCCCGCAGCATCAACGCTGCTGACAATAGGTGCGTTAACTTGTTCCCCGAGGTTATCCCCGAGGGCGGCAAGGAAGCGGCGTTTCTTAACCGTGCGCCAGGATTGAACTTCTTGCAGACCGTGGGCGATGGGCCAATCAGGGCGCTGTGGGCGCACCAGACCAATGGGTCGGATTTTTATGTCGTCAGCGGCCAGAAGGTCTATAAACTTGAAAGCATGACCGGCACGCCCATACTGCTGGGCACAGTCTCTGGCTCGGGGCCAGTCTCGATTGCCGACAACGGCACGCAACTGTTCTTTGCCTGCAACCCTGACGCTTTCATCTACGATGAGGCGGCAAACACATTCACACAGATCACAGACCCTGCCTTTGCAGGCGCTGTCACCGTGGGCTATCTGGACGGCTATTTCGTCTACAACGAGCCAAACTCCCAAAAGGTCTGGGTCACTGACCTGTACAACGGCCTGATCCCCCAAGAGTTTGCCAGCGCTGAAGGCTCACCAGATGGGCTAGTGGCCATCAATGTGGACCACCGTGAGGCGTGGCTGTTTGGGACTGATTCGGTTGAGGTCTGGTATGACGCAGGGATTGCGCCTCCTGACTTTCCCCTAGCCCGCATCCAAGGCGCTTTCAACGAGATCGGCTGCGTTGCGGCCTTTAGCGTTGCCAAGCTGGACAACGGCCTGTTCTGGCTGGGCACAGACGCTCGGGGGCAAGGTATTGTCTATCGTGCCAACGGCTACACAGGTGCTAGGGTTTCTACCCATGCGGTCGAGTATGCGATTGCCCAGTACGGCAACATCTCGGACGCTGTGGCCTACACCTATCAGCAAGAAGGACATGCCTTTTATGTGATCAGTTTTCCTACCGGCAACGCAACTTGGGTCTACGATGTGGCGACCAAGGCGTGGCATGAAAGGGCTGGCTTTGACAACGGCGAATTTACCCGTCACCGCAGCAACTGCCAGTGCAACTTTGGCGGCAACACCATTGTTGGCGATTACCAGAACGGCAACATCTACACATTGGACCTTGACACTTACGCTGACAACGGCCAGATTCAAAAGTGGCTGCGCTCATGGCGTGCGCTGCCAACGGGTCAGAACACTTTAAAGCGTACAGCGCACCACAGCCTGCAACTGGACTGCCAGTCGGGTACGGGTCTAAACCTCTACCCAGGCTATGAGCCAGAAGAGTTAAAGACTGAGGCTGGCCTAGAGCTGGTCACTGAAGATGGCCTGTACCTGACAACTGTTGGCTACCCAGCCGCACCCGGCTACAACCCGCAGGTCATGCTGCGCTGGTCAGACGATGGCGGTCACACATGGTCCAATGAAACTTGGGCCAGCATGGGCAAGCTGGGTGAGTATTACCGGCGCGTCTTCTGGCGGCGCTTGGGGATGACGCTCAAGTTGCGCGATAGGGTCTATGAGATTTCGGGAACTGATCCAGTCAAACTTGCCGTGATGGGCGCTGAACTGCTGCTCTCACCAACGAATGCTTGAGCATGGCAACAACGCCTAACATCACGCAGATTATTGCGCCTCGTGTGCCCCTCATTGATGAGCGCACGAATACAATGTCGGTGGCGTGGTATCGGTTTTTCTACAACCTCTACACCATCACAGGTAGCGGTCTAGGGATTACCCCCATCATCAACGGCGGTACTGGAACGGATGTCATACCGGCGGCTGGCCAACTGCTGATCGGCACAGGGACGGCCTACGATGTCAACAATCTGACCGCAGGCACGGGAATAGCGATTACCAACGGCCCCGGAACGATCACAATCGCCTCCAGCGGCGTTACGAGCTTCAGTGCAGGTGCTACTGGCCTGACACCCGCTACGCCCACGACAGGGGCTGTGGTGCTGGCTGGCACGCTAGATGTGAACAACGGCGGCACGGGCCAGATCAGTTACACGGACGGGCAGTTGTTGATTGGCAATACCACAGGCAATACCCTAGCCAAGTCAACTTTGACTGCTGGCGCAGGCATTACGGTGACAAACGGGGCGGGGGCGGTGACGATTGCGTCCAGCGCCACATCAGCTCCGGTTACCAAGACAGCGGATTTCACACTTGCGGCGACTGAGAACTGGGTGATCAACAACAAGTCAACGTCAACTTGCACGGTGACGCTGCCTGCGGCGGCGAGTTGGCCTGGGCGTGCGGTGACTTTCTTGAACTACCAGACGCAGACGTTGGTGTCTGCGTCAGCCAATGTTGTGCCCCGTATCGGCGGCGCAGCAGCGGTGGATATTTTATTGGGTGTGCCCGGAAATTGGGCAACTTTGGTGTCAGATGGCACGAATTGGTTAATAATGCAAGCAGCGGCCAATAACTGCTTGTTACTGGAGTAATACTATGAGCTTTTGGACTAAACTACGGGACGCTGTTGAATCAGTAGCGGTGATAGCAGGGAATGTTGTTTTGCCCGGTTCGTCACTTGTATCTTCTCAACTTGTTAGTAAAGGCGCGCAAAAAAATCTAAGTTCAGATTTGGGCAAAGTAGCTCAACTTGGATCTGGCGTTTATGGTGGCCTGCCAACCGATATGGGCGGCGCGGGTAATTTTTCCAATTATGGTACTGGCTACGACAAACTTACGGGGATGTTTACCGGCGGCGCAGACGCTGCTGGATTAGTCGGTACTGATGCGGCGGCCATGTCAAGTGCCCCAGGAGCTGCTATGGATGCTTATGGTAATTATGTTCCTGCGTCATATACGCTTGGCGATGCGTCAATCACAGGCGGCGGCGGCGCGGCGGCTGGCGGCGGCTTTTTAAACAATCTAGCTGGGGCAGCAAGCAATTATCTAGTTCCGGGCGCAATATTGGGCAGTTCATTGATCGGCGCAGGCGCTGCCAAGTCAGCGGCCAATACACAAGCTGCGGCCCAGCAACAAGCTAACCAATTGCTGGCCCAGCAATACCAGCAGCAACGTGCTGACTTGCAGCCCTACTCTGCGGCAGGCGTGAATGCGCTTAGTAAGTTCCAAGGCATGGCTGATTACACCCCGTTTGGGACGAGCCAGTTCCAAGCAGACCCCGGTTATGCGTTCAGACTGTCTGAAGGTCAAAAGGCGCTAGAGCGCAGCGCTGCGGCCCGTGGCGGGTTGCTCTCTGGCGGTACAGGCAAGCGCATTGCAGCCTACGGCCAAGAAGCGGCATCGCAAGAGTATCAAAATGCTTTTAACCGCTATCAGACCGAGCGTGCGGCCAAACTTGCACCGTACCAGTCCTTGATCAACACAGGCCAAGCCTCTGCTGCGGGTCAGGCTAATGCTGCGGGTAACTACGGCACGCAGGCTGCGCAAGGCTTGACCAACATCGGCGGCGCACAAGCTGCTGGCACAATGGGCGGCGCTAATGCTTTGGCTAGCGGCTTAGGTCAGTATTTGAATTACAACGCTAACCAAGACTTGGCTACTGCGGTGCGTCAATCTGGCTACGGGAGATAAAAATGGCATTCGATCCATCAATCATTATGGGCTATCGGGGCATGGGCGAATTGCCTAACCCGATGAACCAACTTGCGCAAGTCTCACAGATTCAAAACGCCCAAAATCAGAACGCCTTGGCGCAGTATCAGTTAAGTTCAGCCCAACGTGCGGATGAGCAACAAAGAAGTTTGTACGCTGCGGCACAACAACCGGGTTTTAAATTAGATTTTACAACTGCTGTTCAATATGGCGCACCAGGCATGGCGGCGTTTAAAGCGCAACAGGAAGCTCAAGCCGCAGGCTTAACGCAAGAAAAATTGCGCGGTGAAATATCGGCACAAACACCTAAGTTGCAAAACGATGTATCTGAACAATTTAAAAAACAATTAACTAATGTTAATAATTACGATTCCGCTGTTAATTGGTTAGATAAACAATACAATCACCCCGTGCTTGGTCCTCTTATGGCGCAAATGCCGTTTGAAGAAGCAGTAAGACAAATACCTCAAGACCCGGCTAAATTTCAAGAATGGAAAGCTAAAAATGCTTTGGGCATTGAGGAATTTATTAAACAAAACAAACCTTCTGTTACTGCTCAAGGAACTGGCGCATTAACTCGGTTATTGTCTACCCCAGGTCTGGGGTTTGGTGGCGCTACTGTAGTGCCTGGTAGTGAAGTAGCAATGACCGCAACACCTGGTGATTTGTTGGCAGACGCAAGAGCAAAACAACGCCTTCAATTTGACCAAACCAAATTTAAATGGGAAAAAGATAATCCAACAATGTCAATCCATGAAAATGGGGATGGGACATTGCTTGCAGTTAATACAAGAACTCAAAAAGCAACTCCAGTGGTCTATGGTCAGACTGGTATTGTCCCTGCACCGGCTGGCATCCCTAGCGCCCCTGCACCGGCTGCTGCACCAAGCATCATGCGCCAAGGCGCTGGCATTCCTGGTCAGCGTGCGCCTGCCATTCCAGGCATGACCAGCGTGCTTGACCAGACTGCCCCTGCTGCCGTTACACCACCTGCTGCCGTTACACCACCTGTTGGCGTACCACCTGTTGGTACACCTGGCACGCCGGTGCAGGGTAAGGGTACTCAAATGACAGAAACTCAAAGCAATGCGGCAATGTTTGGCGGCGCTATGGCGCAAGCACATAACACTATGTCCGACTTGGAAAAGAAAGGCGTGGTCAAGCCTCATGTGGGTGCTGAAGTTATGAAAGGTCTTGCAAGACTTTCTCCTGATTTCTTTGGCAAAGGTGAAAACGCAGCAAATTCTGCTGAATCTGCAATGCGTCAAATTACATCGTCATTAGGTGGAATTACAAATGACCAAGCTAAATTGGCACAAGCGCAAATATCATTTGCTATTGCTTATTTGAGAAAAACATCTGGGGCGGCATTTGGGCCATCTGAACTTTCAAATACTGTTCAAGAGTTTTTTCCGTTAATTGGTGAAGAAAAGCCAGTCATGGATCAAAAACGAAGTGCTAGAGAACGTGCAATTGAGGGTATGAAAATATCAACCACAAGTGAAGGCAGAAAATACATTGACCAATATGCAAAGCCGCAATCTACTGCACTATCTGCCAAAGCAATAACTCATCCAAGTTTCCCAGGCTTTAGCATACCTGCGTCACAATAGGGCAAATATCATGCGCTTTAATGTTAATGCTCCGGATGGATCAATTATTTTGGTTGATGCGCCAGATGGGGCCACAGAGCAAGATGCTATTGCTTTTGCGGCATCAACTTGGAAACCTACAGGTGCATCCCAGATACCAAGAGCGCCGGGGATAATCACGCCACCTGCCCCACAAATTGGTTTGCAAGACCGCATCATGGGTGCTATTGAAACTCCGGCCATTCTTGCTGGTGGCCTTGGCAGAGCAATTGTTTCCCCATTTGCAAAAATGTACGGCGAGGCTTTGGGCGGCTATGGCACGCCACAGGGCAAGGCCGCTGGTGAAGAAGCTGCACGCACGGCAGCGGCCCAGTTTTACCAACCTCGGACCGAGACTGGCCCAGAGATTGTGAACATGATGGGCAATGCTTTAAATGCGTTGCCGCCAACATTTGGCAGCACCGGAACAATACTCAATGCTTTGGCTCCAGCCACCGCTATACAAGCAAAAATTGCTGCGACCCCTTATGTGCAAAAAGCGATGATCCCAGTTCAGAAGGCAATTAAAGCAGTAACTCCAGCAGAAAAACAAATGGTGGGCATGGGTGCAGCCACTACTCAAGAAGACATCTTGAGGGCCGAGAGAGCGCAGCGCCAAGGCATCAGACTACTCAAAGGCGAACAACAACAAAACCTTGGCCAGTTACAGTTTGAATCGGAAACAGCCAAGAATTTCCCAGAGACAGTTGGCAAACCGTTGCTTGAGGCCAAGGCTGCACAAAAGACTGATATTTTGAACCGCATGGACAGAATGGCAGAAGAGACAGGCGCACAGGGTGCTTTGTCTGACTCAGAATCCTACCGAAAATTAGGCACTCTGCTTGACAAAGAGTTGGTCAGTGCTTACGAGGCTAAAATTAACAAAGTTGATGTAGCTTATCAAAAGGCAAGAAAGGCCAACGAAACTAAAGCAGTTGTTGATACAAAACCCATAGACGATTATTTAACAAGTCTTGCAGCAGAGGCGCTTTCAGTGCCAGAGATCAATTCAATCAGCGCCAAATTAAAAGCGTTTAAAGAATTAAAAAATGGTCAGGTAACCATTGACGATATTGAGTCAATTTATCAAGTCGCCAATAAGTTAGGCAAGCCTGGCGAGACATCTGGCAAATACATGAAGGACATTAAAAACGTCCTTGACCAAGTAACTGAGGGTGCTGGTGGTGATCTGTACAAAGCTGCAAGAACACAAAGAAAAGAACTTGCAAACCAATTTGACGATAACTTTAGGGTTGCTGAGTTGCTTGGTAAAAAGGCCGGTTATGCAGACCGCAAAGTTGCGCTTGATGATGTGTTTAGGCACATTGTCTTGGACGGCAGCAAAGAACAGATGCAAAATGTGGCAGTGCTATTGAAGAAGGCTGGGCCACAGGGACAACAGGCTTGGGCCGAGGTTCAAGGTCAGACCATCCAGCACATGAAAGACCAATTAACTAAAAACGCAAGTGGCGAGTTGTCATTTGCAAAACTCAAAACAACCATTGATAACTTGGACCGTGAAGGCAAGCTGTCTTATTTGTTTGGCAAGACTGGCCGTGACCAGATCATTGATTTGAGAGACACGGTTAAAGATGCCTTGGTCAAACCACCTGGTGCTGTGAATTATTCCAATACAGCAAGCGCAATGGTTCGGGTTTTTGATGCACTTGAAAAAACAAAGTTGCCGTTTACCAGCATGGCCGCTGAAGCAGCACGCAAACAATCACTTGGCAAAAAAGTTGAAGAAGCTGTTAATTTCAACGCATTAGCTCCAACAGCTAAATCTAAAAACGCATTAGCACCATGATGGATTACCAGATATTCTTTAACTTGGCTGTGGCAGGCGCAGGGTTCTTTGGTGGATGGATTCTCAACAGAATCTACGTTGCGCTGGACCGGCTCGACAGCGATGTGAGAAATATGCCGTCCCAGTACGTTGGGCGAGATGACTACCGTGCTGACATCAAAGACATCCGAGATATGCTAGGCAAGATATTTGACAAACTGGACAGCAAAGCAGACAAATGATCGGACTAGACGCAATTCTTGGGATAGGCAACACGCTGATCTCACGCCTGATCCCTGACCCCGCTGCCCAAGATGCGGCGCGGCTTGAGCTGATGAAGCTACAGCAATCGGGTGAACTCGCTGCCATGACTGCCCAGACCGAGATCAACAAAGTCGAGGCGGCAAGCAGTAGCATATTCGTTAGCGGCTGGCGTCCAGCAATCGGATGGGTCTGCGCCTTGGCGATGTGCTATCAGTATCTTGTGCGCCCGTTCATTACCGCCTTCTACCCCGCCCTCACCTTCCCCGGCCTTGACGAGAACTTGTGGCAGTTGATGATGGGTATGCTGGGGCTGGGCGGCTTACGCACATTTGAGAAGGTCAACAATGTCGCAGCTAAGTAAGCACTTCTCCCTTGCGGAACTGACCCACACGGATCACCGTGAGTTCGACAACGTACCTAATGAGGCCGAATATGAAAACCTTAAACGACTTGCGCAATTCCTTGAAGAAGTTAAAGCCCTCTTGGGAGGCCGTCCAATTATGGTTAATTCAGCTTTCAGATCAAAGCTGGTTAATGATGCAGTGGGTAGCCGTGATACTTCTCAGCATCGGCTTGGTACTGCTGTGGACATCCGAGTCCCTGAACTGACCCCAGATCAAGTCGTACAGACGATTATTGCGTCAGGTCTTGCCTACGATCAAATCATTAGAGAGTTTGACCGCTGGACGCATCTGAGCATCCCAAACACCCCAGAGGCAGCGCCCCGCCGTCAAGCGCTCATCATTGACAAGTCAGGGACACGGCCATACGCCTGAGTTTGCGGTACTTAGCCCAAGTAGCGTTCTGGGTTCGCTTGAACCCTTCCAAATGCAGTTGTTTGTAAGCCTGCGCCCTATTGGGTGCATTAAGGACAATATGCTCCTCTATGCACGACCAATGCTCTATTTTCTTGCCGGACATTCTCGGCCTTGGTTGCAGTGATTTGTACAAGGTGGGCAGACATTCTTGTGGTGCTGGATGTCGGCTGCTGATGCATCCCGGTCAATAAATTCGTCATCGCTAAACCAAGTCCTCAAGATCAACCGCTTGCGCCAGCCGGTCACTGCTTTGATTGCGTCAAAGGCTTCGTCTTCGTCAGTTTTCATTTTTGCTCCAGTTGTTTTTGCGGTAACTTGTCAATAAATGCTTGACCAAACTGAACGCTAGCGCAGTCTTCAATGGTCACATCGTCAAGCATCGCCTCCTCCATATCGCCGTGGCAGTACACACGGAAATGCTTTGCCGCCAATTCAAATCTGTATCTAGACTCAACACGCTCGACTGGCTTGTTGCACCCCGCACACATTGGTACGTTATGCAGTACCAATTCGTATTTGTCCGTAGTGGAAATGCTCATGCTTGTCCCCTTGCTCGGATGGCGTTAGCAATAGCCGCATATTTGGCTTCTGTAGTGTGTCCGTCCCATTGCTTTTTGTATGGTGGCAGATGTTCAAACATCCACCCATCATCGGTGTGGTAGTGCCAAGATGCCTGACCCCACGGGAAGTCAATGTAAACGCAACCATGCCAAGCCTCATCCCAGCCATCAATTGCAGTTTTGGCTTTGCCTGATGGAAACACAGTAGACAACAAGGCGACCAACTGATTGCGCTCCTTGTATGCGTTGTTTGTGTTTTCGCGTTCTTTAGCAACTATTGCGTGTTCGTATTCAGTCCAATGGGTTTGTGTCCATGTGCGATTACGCTCGGCAGAAGCGACAAGGGCGGCAAAGTGTTCAAGCAATTCTGAGAGCCTACCGCTTGTGTAGGTAATTCCCAAAGAGTTGGATTCAAACCCCGCCTCTCGTGCCATGCGAATAATGTCTTCTCTGTTCATAACTTCTCCTTCTTAGTCATCTCATGCAACACTTCCTCAATGTGGCCCATGTGATTGCCTGACCACATATCCCATGTAGCTGTGCGCCTTTGGTTGATGGTCAGATCACCATTGGGGCTGTGCCGCAACAACTCACCCATGTCTTTACAACTTGCCGTAAATTTCTTTGGTTCCTCTTGGTCGGGGCAGATTGTGTATGTGTAAGGTAACTTAGCCATTGTTCTTCTCCTTTAAGTATTTTTCTACATTTCGTACAAATTCCTCATCATTTGCATATGCAAAATCAGATAGGTCACCAACCTCCTCATCCGTCAGCGACACCCATGTGCGCTGTGGTGGGGGCGCATGAACTGTGACGACACTCAAAGCCCAATCAAGCCATTGCTGTGCGGTCATGTCGTAATACCCAAATGGGCCAACAGAGCAAAGGTCTTCCCCCACGCGAATAGCCGCATTGCGCCAAGTTACCTGCTCTACCATCTTCATCAACCGATCGTCAGACACACCAACCCATCCACGCTCTTTAGCAGCCTCATATGCTTCTTCTGCGCGTTTGCCTATGCCTACGCCTGTCTGTGTGATGGTGTAGCCGCCATAAGTCCCGGCGTACTTGCCTAAATCAATCTTTGGCTCGTGCTTTTTTGCCACACGCTCCGGCTTCGCCAGCCTTTCGCGCAGGTTCTTTATTGCCAGCTTTGCCACAGGAAACGACATAGCATCGTCAATCAACTTCAGCGCATCCAGCGCCTGCTGCATCAGTTCTCTGTCTGTCATGTGTTACTCCTTTTATTCTTGGTTCACAGACCAGTAGTGCAGTTTTGTCATCTCTAGCACACCGATCACCGTGGCGATTGTCATGTGGTCATACTTGGGCGCGTTGATAACATCTCTTAGCTCGTTCATTAAGTCCACGCCCAAGGCCTTTTGGTCTGACGATGGGATGACAGTTAAGCTGGGCTGCTTGTTCATGGTCACTCCTTGATGCCGTGAGCGGCTTCTACGGCTCGGGCGAATGCCACGCAACTGCCGGGAGGCCACGGTTGTGCCCCAAATGTTCTGGCCATGTCTAGCGCCTCCTCATCCGTCAGCGGCTTGCGCTGTGGTGGGGTGGTGTAACTCCAATGGCTCACGCACGTTGAATTTCCACACCAACTTCGGCATTGTTTTTCGCTTCGGCAGTTGTCCCACGCCACAGGCTCTTGCTCTGGCTGTGCCAAGGCTTCTTTGATAGCGGTGATGGCATCTCGGCATTGAACCACCTCATACAAGCCTCCTGCAATAGACGCATCCAACACTTTCGGGGCATCATCTAAAACTCCCTCCAGCGCCTCAAGCGCCATCTTCAATGCTTCAGTGTGTGTCATTGGTCTTCCCCTTCCAAGTTTTTAATGTGTGTTTGCAAGTCAACGATGCGGGCTGTTTGGCGTTCCAGCATTGCGTCTTGATTAGCAATGATTTTCTCTGACTTCTTTATCCACTCATTTGCGGCTTTTAACTCTGATGCCATGCGCTGCTGTTCTTCCACCAGCACAGCCATTGCGTCCCAGTCGGGTTTGAATTGGTCATGCGGTGTCTGGTCAAGCATCACAGTACTGGCTAACGCCTCACAAGTTGGGCATGGCTGTGCCAAGGCCAACATCTCCTGCACTTGAGTAGTAGAGGGCCACCAGTCTGCATGGTGTCCACAAAAGTCTCTGATTGCTTTTTCAGTTGGTGTCATCTTGTTTCTCCTTTTGCGGCAATGTTTGAGATATAAAACGAAACCCAGTTTCGTTATCCTTGAGTAGCACAGTTATTGTTGCGGCTTGCAAGTCACTGCCGTAGATCAACATGAGTGCTTCCATGAGTCTTTGCGTTTCGTTGTTCATGTTTGTTTCTCCTTTGACTTATTGACCCAGCACACCCAGTGGTACACAGTCCCTGAGTCATTCCAAAACCTGTCTCCCACCTTGAATAGCCCAAAGCATCGTGGGCATTGGTGCGGTTTGAATAAGTCGTTCATGTGTTTCCCCTTGCTCGAATGGCTTGTTGAATCATCATTGGCGCTTGCCCAAAATTAAATTCTTCACACACCTTTGCACACGCCTCACGCTCACGCTCTGCTATTTGCCATTCAAGGTGGTCAAGCAAATCAACGATAGAATCTCCATGACCAGTAGCAAAACCTCTATCCATAATCCAGTTAGCCACCACCTCACGCTCATCCTTCGCTTCTAGTGCGGCTTTAATGGCATCTCTGGTCTCAATCGGACGCAAGATTGCTCCGTGTTCACAGAACATTTCCAACGCCTCCAGCGCCATCTTCAACGCTTCTTTCATGTTTGTTTCTCCTTAAACCATTTGATTACTGCTTCTTTGTTGTAAAACCGTTTTTCTTTTCTCGGTGTCAGGACTGGCCTTGGGCCAGCCTTGTCAGTAGCGATTAGCGCCGTCAGATGCCGGTGCGGAACGCCCAGCTCCTGCGCTATCTCCCACAGTTGCCAAAGAGGTGGGCGGGGAATCATTTTTCGTTTGATTTTTTTATGCTTGCGTTTGCATCACGACAACCCTGCATCCACCATTCAGATGCTAACTGTCTGTCTGCTGCATTTAATTTGCAATCTTCACCTTGAAAATGTTTGCTGTACATTGCCTCAAACTGGTCATCTTGCAAACTAACAAATTCTTTTTTATCATTCATGGTTTTGCTCCTTCAAGCCTTTGCACTTTCTTTGCTAACAACCACTTGTCACCCAGTGACCTCATGGCACGGACATAAGCCAACTGGTTATGCCGGTTTATGTGCCTCGGCACATAATCAACATTAAACAGTTTTCTCACCTTAATCAACATTTCAGTTTTCATTTCATCTCCCAAAAAAAGCTGCGGTTAGTGGATCAATCTTGATAACTTTGCGGTGCTGCCTGCGCCTGGCCAAATTAAAGTCTTTGTCCTGCTGGCTCTGATTGGCCCTGTGCTTTGCACTTCTTTGCGCTGGCGGCACGGCTGCTGGCGGCTGGGCATCAACCCCCTCACCCCATGACCACAGAGGTCTGTACTGCCCATTTGCATGAATCCGGACATGGCTACTGATGTGGACCAGTTTGTAGCGCCTTAAATCAGCAAGGATTCGTGCTGCACTACGCCGGTCGCAATGGCAAATCAAAGTCAAGTCCAAGTCAGACAGATTGCTCTTGGCCTGCAATGCTTTCTCGATTGCAGGCTCTAGGCGAGGCTTTAATCCTCTTGCCATGCTTGGCCCTCAAGTCTTGCTTTTAAGCGCTCTAGCATCTTTCTGACAACGAATGCATGGACTCTGACCTCTTGAGGCGTAGCGTGGCCATAGCCTTCTGGACTTGTCAACGCTATGGTCAGGTCCAAGCACGCTTGAAGGGCCAGGGGGATGTCTTGATTGCTCATCCACCCTCCCACATCCGGCGCAATGCCTCTTCCTCAATTTGATCTACCAGGTACTGCAAAATGATATGGGCGATGTCGGTGTCAGTGCCATCGATGTAGGCGTGCTGTAGCATCATCCTCTCGGGAATGTCGGGTTCGTATTTCATACCCATCGAATCGACTGATCCGATTTCCGCTGGATCGTGTTCAAGAAAACAAACAAGGTTAATCCCCTCGATTGAAGTCTCATGCTCGAAAAACCCCTTTGGGCATCGAGGTGTTTTGCTAAAGCGCTCAAGCGCCTCAAGCACTTGGGTTTTGATGGCTGACATTTTGATTCCAGACGGATAAAAGGGGTTGGGTGTTGTAGGCTGGCAGTGCGTCAGGGTTGACGAACATCCCGATCTTGTTGTGTGCGATACGGCCCCAAGCATCATGTCTGGTCACATTGACCAGTTTCCCGTGCTTGACGGCGTTGTAAACCATGTCTTTGGTAAACCCTTCTTCACGACACTTTGCCATCGTCTTGGGGGTTGAGCAAAAATCAACAAGGCTCATGCTGACCACCAAGCTGCAATAAGGGCTGCAAGGCCAACGCCAATGACCAGGGCGGTGAGAAAATCGAGGGCTGCTTCAGCCCTCTCTGTAAGTTTGATGTTTTTCATTTGTTGCTTTCGGTTCATTTGCGTTCAACTGTACCAACCAGTTTGCCGTCCATGATTTGAAACAAAACTGCTTTGGCAATGTTGAGGGTTTGACGAGCACGTTCTGTGTCTCTTGTCATCAACTCTTGAGCATCTGACATCAGGCCAGCAACTACCATGTTTGCCCCTGTAAATTTGTAAGTAATGGATTCTTTGACTGACTCCATGTAAGAATCAATATCTGCAAAGCCGTACATTGATTCGTTGCGGCTGGTTTGTGTTGCTAGTGTCATTTCGTTTTTCCGTTTCTGTCGTTAACCAAAACAACGATTTGTTCTGGTGAAACGAATTATGGCAGAAATAAAGTAGGGGCTGTCAATACCCCTTAAATAAACCCTACAAAGTAGTCAAGTATTGCCTTAAAACGCAAGTACAATCCACCTATGGACTCTATACACACCATCAAGGCCAAGGCCAAGGCCCACAAGATCACCATGACCGCCCTGTGCAGGGAGGCTGGCATCCAGCAGTCCCAAGCGAGTCGTTGGACTGCTGGGACTGTGGAGCCTCTGTGGACATCAGTTAATCAACTGGATTTAGCTTTAAAAAGACTGATTGCAAAATCACCAGTCGCCGTCAGTTAATTCAACAGTAAGGCTAGGCTTTGGACCAGTCCCTTTGGTGATGCCAAAGTCAGCAGCAGCCGAAGGCTTGGCCCCTCCAAGACTGTCACCTTTGCTCACAAGCATGATGTTGTTCAAACCAAACGCAACTCCTTTGTTGCCAGCCTGGTCATATGCGTAGGCATTTAAGCTGACACGCCCAAAGTCGCCTGACACGATGTCTTGACTACCAATGATGTCATGGCCGTGGGCATCCACTGCACCAGGCTTATTGGTGGACTTGGTGTTAAAGAAGTAGTGGCCTGCGTACTCAGCCCCCAATTGACCACCATCGGACTTGGTTTCAGTGTCGCCATCACGAAGTGGATTGCGAACAGTTTTGGGGATTTTGTCACCGAACTTGGCTGTCAACGCTGCTTTGGCTGCGGCCTTCAAAGCATTGATGGTTTCGGTGTCTGACTTTGGAACAAGCACTTGCGTGCTGAATTCCTCTTTGCCATTCATCTCATTCTTGCGTGCGCTTAAGGCGCTGAAATAAGAAAAACGGACTTTACCGGTTACGACTCTTGTAGACATTTTAAGTTTCCTTGGGTTTAGGTTTTCACTTTTCTGCGAAATGCAGAATTGCACTTTAGCACAAATCTCGGCTACACTGAGCGCTCATTAAAACGGAG